ACAGGCAATACATTTGCTGGTTTGTTACATGGTCGTATCAAAGTTTACATTGACCCATACTTTGGTGGATACACAAGCAACCAAGAATTAGTCACCATCGGATACAAAGGTTCTTCACCTTACGATGCTGGTATTTTCTATTGCCCATACGTTCCTCTACAAATGGTTCGTGCAGTTGACCAGTTCACATTCCAACCAAAGATTGGATTCAAAACTCGTTACGGCATGGTAGCAAACCCATTTGCTCAAGGTCAAGACGCTGGTTTTGGACGCTTAAATGCTCGTACAAACGTTTACTATCGTTTGTTTGGCGTCAAGAACTTGATGTAATCCAAAAGAAAATAAATCACCTTAGAGTGATATTTCAAAGACCACCTTCGGGTGGTCTTTTTTTTGGTTCATAAATAAACATATGAATGCACTTACAAGACAACCTCAAAATACTAACTATTTACAGCCAACAAAATTCTTGCTGGTCTTTAATAGGATGCCTACGGTCCAATACTTCTGTCAATCGGTAAACATACCAGGGGTTTCACTAGGAGAGGCCCCATTGAATTTTCCAGGCATAGATGTATACTCGCCTGGTAATAAGATGTCCTATAAGCCACTTACCATAAGTTTTGCTGTGGATGAGAAGTTACAGTCATGGCAAGAGATGCACTCTTGGTTCCGTTCCATTGCGTCACCAGAAGGCACAGAAGAAAGAAACCGTCTTACCTCTTTACAAAATCCTAACAGTCCTAGAGGTAAAGCTGGTTTTTCTGATGCTACTCTGACTATACTTTCGGCATTAAATAATCCTATTATTCGTGTACACTTTATCAACTCTTTTCCAACAGACTTGTCAGATATTCAATTTGATACCAAAAGTTCTGCAGATGAGATTATTACTGCTGATGCCACTTTTAGGTTTGATTATTTTAATTTTGAACCAGCTTGACAACATAACGTATATGTGATATTATACAGGTTTAGAATAACTTTTTTATTATATTATGGAAAACTTAGAACAAGTATTAAAGCATTGGGAATCAGATTCAGATATGGACCAGACTGAACCTGGTAAAGAACTGTTAAAGATTCCAAAACTCCACAACAAGTACCTCTCCATTCTTACTAAACATAAGATTGCCTCTAAGAAGGCACACTTTGATTACCTGCGTATGCGTAAGATTAAATGGGAATATTATACAGGTAAAATGTCCCAAGATGAACTTGCCGAATATGGATGGGAACCTTTTCAGTTTACCCTCAAATCCGACATTAATACATACTTAGAGGCTGATAGTGATTTGATTAAACTATTAGAAAAGAAAGTATATCATGAAGAAACCATTTCGGTAATTGAATCAATTATGAATGAATTGAAACAACGAACATGGCAATTGCGTGATTTTATATCATGGGAAAAATTCATTGGAGGACAATAATGAATGATTATGATACTCACATAGAACATGGCGGTAAAAAATATCGATATGATCCAGACCATGATTGTTTTTATCCTGTAAATCCTCCAATGAGCACTTGGGACAAAATTAGTCCTTTGGTGGTATTTTTAATATTATTAATATCAATATTAATAGTAGATTATGTAAAACAATGAATCTTATTATCCATAAAAAAGATGAAGTATATGTAAAGATAGCTTGCGAGAAACATATCGCTAGAGAGTTGTCGGAGTTTTTCACATTCTTTGTTCCTGGTTACCAGTTTGTTCCGGCATATCGCAATCGAATTTGGGATGGAAAGATAAGACTTTTTAATCTCCAGAGTTTTACTTTGTATCGTGGTTTATTAAATTATGTGGAACAGTTTTGTGAAGAAAGAGATTACACTTTTGAATATGAAGGTGGCGTGGATGTTGAAGATGAGTTTTCATTGTATCATGCCAAAAAATTTGCAGAAGATTTAAATATTCATTCCAATGGCAAATCAATCGAGGTAAGAGAACATCAATTAAATGCCTTTGTTCATGCCATGCAAAAACGGCGAGCGTTGTTGGTTTCACCAACTGCATCAGGCAAATCTCTTATCATCTATCTACTGTTTCAACAATTACACAAATATCAAAATTTAAAAGGACTAGTTATTGTTCCAACCACTTCTTTGGTTGAACAGTTATACTCCGACTTTGGTGACTATAATGATGGTGAGATGACTAATGTTCACCGTATTTACCAAGGCAAAGAAAAAGATTCAGTTAAAGATTTAATTATTTCCACATGGCAGTCCTTATATAAGATGCCACCAGAATACTTCAAACAGTTTGATTATGTGATTGGTGATGAGGCACATTTATTCAAAGCACAATCTCTCACCACAATTCTCACCTCCTGTGTTAATGCCAAATATCGTATTGGTCTTACAGGTACATTAGATGGCACCAAAACTCATAAACTGGTACTAGAAGGATTATTTGGTTCTGTAAGAAAGGTTATTACCACAAAAGAATTGATTGATAAAGACCAACTATCCAATTTTGAGATTAAATGCCTTGTGTTAAAGCATACCGATGAAGAATGTTTGTTTGTAAAAGATAAAACTTATGTTGATGAAATTCAGTATCTCATTTCACATGAAGTTCGTAATAAATTCATTAAGAATCTTGCAGTTAGCTTAGGTAAAAATACACTTGTATTATATCAAATGGTTGACAAACATGGCAAAATACTGTATGATATGATAAAGGATACAGAGAAGATTGGCAACAGAAAAGTTTTCTTTATTCATGGTGGTGTAGATACAACAGACCGTGAAGATATTAGAAAGATTATGGAGATAGAAAACGATGCTATTATTGTGGCTAGTTTTGGGACTTTTAGTACTGGAATTAATATTAGGAATTTGCATAACATTATATTTGCAATGCCAACAAAATCGAGCATTCGAACTTTGCAAAGTATTGGACGAGGCTTACGACAGAATGAAGGCAAAGAAATAGCCACATTATATGATATTTCGGATGACCTTAGATATAAAAAACATATGAATTACACATTGAAACATTTCGTGGAAAGAACAAAGATATATAATGAGGAGAAGTTCCCTTTTAAAATATACAAAATAGGATTAAAAAATGCTTGAGTATAAAACACAAATAATTAAACTACAAAATGGAACTGACTTGATTGCCAATGTGGCCATGAATAATGCCGAAGAATATGTTTTGGAAGAACCAATGGAATTTAATATTGATTTCCGTGGCAGAGATTCGGGTTTGGTAATGCGTCATTGGTTGCCTGTTCAACTCTTAAAAAAGAATTCAATCTCGATTAAAAGCAAAGATGTTCTTTCTGTAATGGAACCTGAGGATGAATTCTGTGAATATTACCTTAATACGGTATACAAGATTAAAGAATTATTAAAGGCAAAATCTCTTGTTGATAATATGGATGACGATGAGATACAAGATATGCTTGATGATTTTGAGGATCTAAGCAATGATGGAGATACAATCCATTAGTACTTTCAACCAAGGACATACTCGACTATACACACTTGTCAAGCGTATGTCAATAACATTATGTGGTAATTATGATTTTAGTAACAGGTGGTGCCGGTTTCATAGGCAGTAATTTTTTATATCATTTATATAATGAAAACCCTCATAGACAGGTAGTTTGTGTCGATAGTTTAACCTATGCGTCCAATCGAGATTATATTAAGCCTTTAATTGATTGTGGGTTTTTGATTTTTCTACAACATGATATTTCAAATAAAAAAAATATAGAGTGGATATTCTCAGAGTTTGATCCTGAATATGTGGTAAACTTTGCCGCAGAATCTCACGTTGATAACTCCATACATAATTACCAACCTTTTATTCAAACTAATATCTTAGGTACCATTAATTTATTAGAATGCTCTCTGAAATTAAAGCAATTAAAAAAGTTTGTACATATCTCCACAGATGAAGTATATGGCAGTTTAGAACTGGATGATGAAAATAGTTTTACAGAGAACACTCCATACAAACCAAACAGTCCATACTCGGCATCAAAAGCTTGTAGTGACCATTGGGTAAGAGCATTTAATGTTACATATGGCTTGCCAACCGTCATAACAAACTGTTCCAATAATTATGGACCAGCACAAAACAAAGAAAAGTTAATACCAAAAATTATTAATAATGCTTTAAATGATATTGAAATACCAATTTATGGTACTGGTGATAATATCAGAGATTGGTTATATGTTGATGACCATTGTAAGGCAATTAACTTAGTAATGAAAAATGGCCGTATTGGTGAAACCTACAATATTGGTGGTGGCACAGAAGGTTCAAATTTAAATTTGGCAAAAACTATATTAGATATTATGGGTAAACCCCATAACCTAATTTCTTTTGTTACTGACCGTTTAGGTCACGATAAACGATATTCAATTAATTATGACAAAATCAAAAATGAATTGGGATATACTCCGGATTATAGGTTGGAAAATGGATTAAGAATAACAATAGATTGGGTAAAGAATGGCAACTAGGCAAAAACATTATATAAACAATGCTGATTTTCTTGCAGCCTTGATAGAATATCAAGAAGGAGTAAAAAAAGCAAAGAAGAATAAAACAGAACCACCTCCTATACCAAATTACATTGGAGAGTGTTTCATGAAGATTGCTGAAGGTCTATCTCATAAACCTAACTTTATTAACTACCCATACCGTGATGAAATGATGTCTGATGGTATTGAAAACTGTT